TTACCCCATTGCTGCGGTTGCCGCAATACCTACACCACCTGCAAAAGTACCGAAAGCTGCACCAGTAGATGTTAGTAACTCATCTACGTTACCAAATGCACCACCAGCTTTATTATTGAATTCGGATAAACTATTACCCGCATTTTTCAATGATTGCTTCAAGCCAGATTCATTACCTGTGATTTCAAAAATCATTGATTGTTTTTTATTTGCCATTTGGCTTTACTCCCATCCATGCGAGCATGTTTGCACGCTGTTGTTTTGCTTGTTCTTCTGCGATCTGCTTCTCCTTCTCTGCTCTTTCTTCTGCCTGTTCTGCACGAGTTTTATTACTAAGCAATCCTAGTGAATCGAATTCTTTAGTACTGAACTTGTGCATATCTTCTTTTCTGATATTTCCAGTACTCAACCATAGAGCTTGCATGATTTCACAATGACGCATTTGATCTACTTGTGCTGAGTTTGGGTCTATAACTGTGTCATAGACGTATATATAAAAGAAAAGCAAAAGGGGCATGGTGTAGAGTTCATCCACACCACACCCCTTATTACGGATTAGTTTTAGAGTTAGTGCAAGAAACGGATCGCTTCTTACTTTTTTTCAATATTATCAATATTTATTGATTCAGAGAAGATACGATCAATCTCTTGGCTTAGTTTCATCTGTACTGATAATTCTACGTTTTCTTCAATCTGTTCTGGTGATTCGAATAGTGGTTTACCTTCGTCATCAACTACACAATGATAGATAATTTTGAATGGTGTAGTACATTGGGAATATTGAGCTAGTGAAGGCATACGAATTTTCACAACTACATTTGGTGCTAGTTCAAATTCGTGGGTTTTTACTCCAATCACGCTCATTAAATCATTTAGGTTCATTTGTATCTTCCTTGAATTATGGTTTTATTGATATTATTTAGTCACCAGCAGTTTCACCGCTTGCAACTGGAGCACCAGTAACTACAAATGTATATTCACGTTGTGCTTGTGAATCAAAATCACCAGCAGTAGTGTTAGTAGAGATATAACCGTTAACAACTTGGAAGTAAGAAGCACCATCAGTACCAGTAAGGTTCTCATAGTAAGTTACACGTAGTTGTACTTTGGTTAGGTTATCTGCATAAGTGTTAAGTAGTTCTTGACCAACTGCACCAGGAATCCAGTTGACAGTTAGAGAAATATCAGGAACGTTTTTAGAACCAGGTAGTTTCTCTGCATAAAGTTCACCGAAACTATTCACAGTAGCCATATTGGTTTCTGCCCCCGCGACGGCAGGGAAAGCTGCTACCTTCTCAACTACAGTAAAGGTTGTTGCAACACCACTAACAGGAGCTAAAGCAATCTCAACTTTGACATTGTTAGCCATAAACATATTTTTAAATGCCATTTCTTTTTTTCCTATTTAAAGTGGGTAACAGATCTTGTTACCCTTCATTCATCTTATTTATGAAGATTGTAGTACTCTATATATAGTCCTAATCCTCTTAGTACTTCCCCGCTATAAAAGCCAAAGAACATACTATTGTTTTCTGCCGTAGTTGGAGTACCAGAACGTATAGCGGCTGCCCACGTACCATTCATTACATGATTTGACGTGATTACCTCATAATAACTTTGTACTTCATCAAACAACATTTGTATTAACTCATCATCTGGATAACCAGCAATTGCCATAGAACAAGCACCTGCTAACCATAGTCCTGACATATGAGGGGTAAATCCATCATAAATTACTTCACCATTGTTTTTGAAACGTGTTGGTGCATGACCATCATTATTTTTCATAAACCATTTCAAGTAATTCATCCAGTTTTTACAGTACTGAATTATATTAGAGGGGATTGCATAATCACCACGTGACCATAATTCATATACTACGTTACATCCTGCATAGAATGCACGTGGTTCATAACCAGACCAAGCCTCTGAATACCAGTGATCCATAATGAATGTATCTACTTTCTCACCTGCTGGTAAGTACGCTAATGCGTCCTGACGGTTCCATACAAACGCCTGAGCACATGGACCTGGTACAGTAGGATGAAATTTATTAGTAAACCCGTCCTGTGAATCACATAAGAACTTGATACTATTATTTAGTCTTACTGTATCAATAGTAGTTCCTTTAAAACACCATACTGTAGGTAATTGGTAGCCCGGATACGGAAGACCACGCCAGCCAGAATATAACTGTGCATATGGATCTGTAATGTTACTGAACGGTATTAGACCGGGAGTATATGCAAGGCTATCTAACATATAGTCTCTGATAGTACAGTTACCAAGACGTGCCGTATAACCACTATCAGTACTGTCATTGAATGTTAAATTAACTAGTACAGAATAGTCACCAGTACCGCCATCGTTATATAGTTCTGGTAGATCGTTTATACAGTACCAATCTATACGCCCTGAAACGCCGTCTATCGGGTCATCATCTAATAGTAAGGTAAAGTCCTCTAGTTGTGTTAATGTCACTGCTGCGGGCTGCTCATCGCCTTCTACGTGGTTTGGTTGATAACTGTTTAGTTTAAAATCTAACTGCGTTAAATCTTTAGTTACCCATTCACCACCACTAGCAGGTAACATAGTCCACCATCTCCAACCATCTGGATCGGTAACACGTAAGTTAAAGTCATCATTATATGTACGATAGGTGAATGATTTTAAATCTTGTCTCTCATCGTCATAGATATAGAATCCTACAACCATCCCGCCGTCACCATCCATAGTACTGGTGATTACGTTGTCATAGTACTTACCAGCTATTCCAGATACATACTCAAACCTAGTGACAGTATTAGAACCATAATCAGAGACATTACGCATATCTGCGGTTAGGTATTCACCACCATCAGGACGTTTAACACGGGTAAAGTGATTCATTGGTACATCCATTACCGTAATAGAACCATTTGGGTTAGTATTTGGAATACCGCAACGGTATAGTGTTGAACCCTCTTCTACTTTCGTCTTATTCACTGTCATTTTAACAGCGAGTCCTAGAGCTACACCAGTAGTATCAACACCGCCACATTCAATATGGAATTTTGAGTTATTATTAAACTTAAACCAAATTGATTGTTGTTCTAGGGTAGTCTGTGCTGATGCACTTTGATTAATTACAATATAACCTTCGGCATCACGTGAATAAGTTGCAATTCGATCACTTGGGTAGAAATAATCATATGAAATACCATCAGTGAATGGCGTTGTTGCAATTGTACTCTTACGGAAGAACATATCAAATCTATCAATATCTGAATAACCATAACAAGTAAGTAGTGAACACTGCCACGCTAGATAGTGTTTACGTTCCCCTGTAATATCCCATAGCATTTTAGATGCAAGACAGAACCACAATTCAGCATCTGATGCATTATCAGCGAAATCAAGACTACCGTAATTATCAATTGGTACGTTTACCGGGCGGTTGTGCCAACGTTCATTACGTTTAAACATATAACCGCCATGTTCTACGGGGTTACGTGTTGCATAGTTGAAACGGTAATTACCATTAATAGAAGTATCTTTAAGCTGTACTGTACCGATCTGGCTTGTTATTCCCTGTTCCAGTACATCACCGTTACTGTCAACCTTGCGGCCTGTACGGTCGATAATCCAATCTACATCATAAGTTGGTGCTTTGGTCTTCCAATCAGTTGTACCGTCTTCTAACCACATATATGCAGTTGCGTTAACTTGGTTCCAACCTAGTGATGCACGTTCTGGAAAGGCGAACCATACAGCGTCCAAGTACTCACCATAGTTTGGAGCACCAGAAGGTATCTTAGTTTGTCCATTTACCCAATTGAATAACACCCCTTTAAAGCCGCCATGTGTCGGATATTCGGGATCTAGTGGGTAGTTTGCCAGTACTGGAGCCTTACCATTACAAATCCAATTACAACGTAATGCCGTACTTGGTGGATCTGGAAATGGTACACCACGATAGAATGCTAAATGATATGCATCAAAATATTCTTTTGCTTTCTCTAGATAGTATGGTTCTTTAGTTGCTTGGTAGCAGTGAATAGCACCTAGTATTTGTAGGGATTGTCCTTCGGTAGTTGCATCACCATCTGGTTGTGCTTCCCACTGAGTTTGTGCGATAAAGTGTCTATTGTTTGCAAGTACATTATCTGGATTTAAAACATAGTGCTGAGTTTTATTATCGGTTGTTAGTCCGGTGTTTCTGGCGAGGAACTTAAATTGCCCCTCTACCATTTGATACGCGTTATCTAAATTGTGTTTTCTAATCATTAGTGTAGATCTGCCATTAGTAAGGAGCCGAACCACGTACTACCACCATCATAAGAAACAAACTGGAATACATCTGTTGAATCTTTCGTAAATGTCAGTACTGGTACACGCCCATAAGACCATAAAATTGAATCAGGCCATGATATTTTATTTGCCCCTGTGCCTTGTTTCATAGCTACAGTGAAAGATTGAGTATTCTTACTATTACCACTTGCGTTAACAATGGTAAAATTAGTTGTTCCTGCTGATAGTGTAACAGTGAATGCAGTCTTACTATCTGATAAATCAATCTCTAGGCTAGTGCCTGTGAGTGTATTTAGTGCTAATAGATCATCTACAATTGTTACTTTTGTATCAATATTGGCTTGTAATACCTTGTCTTTATCATCAATTTGTTTCTTTGAATATGTTCCAACATCATCATAGTTCAAAGTAATATCACTGTTTAGGGCATAGCCATTAATACGGGTGATACGTAGTGCAAATAGATCATTTGATTGGGTACGTGAGTACACATCTGAAATATCTGCGGCTACAAGTTGAATGTTAGTACCAGTAAGTGCCTTGTTATTCACTAAGAATGTTTTAGGTACAAAAGTACTGTTACTATAGCTTAGACTTGCCATATCGGTTAGTTGTGCTGCACCTAGTGTAATATTCCCACTTAATGCCACGCCGTTAATCGTCTGAGTCTTTGCAACAAAGTTAGTATTAGTTTGTGTCTGTGAGTACACATCTAAAATATCTGCCGCAACCAAGTTTAATGAAGTACCAGATAGTGCATGACCATTTAACTGAAATACTTTTGGAACAAATGTATTAGTGATATAAGTTTGTGAGTACACATCAGAGATATCTGCGGCTACAAGGGTAATATTCCCCGTTAGCTGTTTACCGTTTATTGTCTGTGTTTTTAGTACATAGTTATCTAGGCTTGCACTGGAGGCTGCACCAAGTTCTGTTAGTGTTGGTTTATCTGCACTTGTATAGACTTTGTACCATGCACCCATAGATGTTCCGTAGTTACGGACGTTTATAATTGGTGTACCAGTTTTACTAATTACTAATTGAGTACCAAAGTTTGTATCAAGATTATTAATACCTAGAACATCAGTACCAGTTGGTGAAGTAGTAGATGGAATCTTAATAAATCCGTTACCGTCGCGTTCTTGCCAGCTTGGGAAAGTAGTTCCATTAGAGCCAACGCCATAATCACCACGGTTTAGCGGTACTGTAGTTTCATCAAGTATACCAGCACTTACTAATGCAGTTGGTGCAAAGGTATATGTTTTAGTTACTACATTATCATAACTACCAGCAGTTGATGTAGATGTAAGAACACCGTTATACATTGCATATGGAACGGTAGTATCATCTGCACCTTCATCTGGCATTTCAATTTTCATCTGAACTTCTTCACCAGAAGATACTAAATCATCTAGAAATTGGTGTACGGATGGAACCCAATTAACGGTGATCGTTACGTCATTATGAGACATATCACCAACTTCTTTAGCCATAAATGTAGAATTATATGGTTCAATTGAAGTAACTTGTGTGGTAGCACCTACTACTGGAAATGAAGCCAGCTTTTCAACTTGTTCAAATGCTTTTGAATTTGGATCGGTATTAAGTGTGTTAGTATTAATCCACACTGTTGTGTAGTTAGTTAAGAATGACATTATTATTCCCCGTAGCTAAATGTAATTGATTGCGTATGTACATACATTGTTTTTTGTGCTTCGGCTTGAGTTGTCATTAAACTATCACCAACTAGTACATTATAAATTGGCATCCTTAGTAGTTTGTTTAAATCATCTAAGAATCCCTTAGCAAAAATTGCCTCTAGAATCTTTTCAATTTCTTCTGAGGCATTTTTAAAGTCTTCGGCAACTGATACGAAATCAATACGAAATTCACAAAGGTTTTGTACTTCTTGCGGTACTATTTGTGCCGCGATTACTGGCATATTTTGAGGAATCTTATTTCTCATTACTGAACTTTCCCCAATATAAACCATAGCTTTTTTATCTACTGATGCTTTCGATGGAAAATGAAGATTCGCTTTAGTACTTAATCTGTTGGTTAGGTACTTTCTGATTGTATAGTCTGCCGTGTACATATTAGATATCCTCTAAATTAATCTGTTGAATATAGTGATAATCTGAGATTCCACTCAAATCATCATCTATTCTATTTACTATGTAGGTAGTGCCATTATGTTCAAAAGTAATACCCACTGGTAAACCAGTTTCAGAAGTGAAATAGTTCACGGTAGATTCTGCATCTTCAAAAAAAATCTCGTCTTGCTCGAATATCACTGTAACAGTACTTGTTACTCCATCCTGAACAATGACGAGATCTTCACCGAAAGAATCTAGTAGTGATCTTTTTTGAGCTTTACTAAATCCTCTCATATATATTAAGCCGCTAGTTTAACTACTAGGAATGCTTCTTCGTGTGCTACTGCGTGGTCAATATAAGCGAATGTACGTAGTACAATACCTTGTGAAGCACGTAGAGTAGTATCATCACGATCTACAGTTAGGCCGCCCCATGAAGCAAGTACAACATTGGAGAAGTCACCAAAGATAATAGAACCTGCTTCTACTTGAGTACTCTCAATAACGCGTACAGAGTCACATAGATATGCTTCGAAACGATAACCTTCAATCATGAATTTAGCTGCGGTGTTACCACTAACAATAGTACTACGTAGAATAGCTGCGGTAGTTGGGTGTACGATTGCTACTACTTCATCAATACGAACGTTTGCAGCAGCTAGTTTACCTAGAGCACCTTGTACATCTCCTTGGGTAATTGCAGCAGTTAGAGTTTCAACTGGAGCAGTGGTAACGATTTGACCTAGAATTTCTTTTTCTAGTTTTAGGCCAGCACCACGTACCATTGCATCCTGTACATAACGTTCTGCGGTATCAGCAGACTTAATTAGAGTACGGGTAATTGGCACAGAACCAGAGAAGGTTTTAGGCTTAAGTACTAGTTTTTCAAAGTTTGCATCAACTAGTGGGGAATCAGCACCTTCATCGATGAAATCAAACATTGCAGTGAAATCAGAAGATAGTTTTGGTAGTACTAGATTACCTTCACCTTCCAGGCCAGAGAAAGTTTGAATTGGTAGTTGTGCAAATACAGAGTTAGCACGTAGAACATCAATATAAGAATCTACATACACTTCTTTAACTAGAGCACCACCAGTAGCAGGAGCAGTAGAGGTTGTACGTAGTTGACTTACTGGTACTTCAACACGAGCACCTTCGAATGGTTTACCTTCGGCTGCTTGACGAATTAGACCATTAATTACGGATTTTTCCATTTTGTTTTCCTTAACGTTAGGAGTTTTGTTATTTGTATTTAGTGAACGTTTGAAATCAGTAATTGAAATTCCTTTTTCAATTGCTTCTGATACATCAACATTCAGTACTGAACCAATAGATTCAAGTTCACGTTTGCGAGCTTGTTCTGCTTTCTCGGCTTCATCTTCCATATCTTCTGGATGATTTACTTTACCGTCTGCATCACTAAAATCACCTACAGCACGTGTATCTTCACTTTCTACTGGATCATTACTATTTAGTGTTTCAGGCTCTACGCCTTTGTTTTGAAGTTTAGCTAGCAGATCGGGACGCTTTGAAAGCATCTCTTCTAATTCACCATCACTTAATTCAATGTTAGCTACGCCGCCATTTTCATCATTATCTACTTTTAAAGTTTCTTTAATATCGTAGGATTCAATATCTAGGCGGGTTTCTTCCATTCCCTCTTGTTCTTCCATGAGTCTTTCCTCTTCACTGGTTTCATTACTACTATTTAGTGAATCGTCTTCATGGGCTGTATCAAGTTCATATTCAAAATTATCACTACGTCCGATACCTGAATTAATGTCAGCAGGTACAGAACATAGGCTAATTTCGCTTGGTTCCCAGCGAGTAACAACAATGTTATTACCTGCTTCAATGCGGTAATCGTAAATGTTATAGCCAACGCTAACATGTGATAGAATTCCCTCTTGAATCATTGACCACATAGTATTACCAAGTCCTACGTTACTAATACGTAGGGTTGCACGGCATACGCGATCTGCACCAATAGTTGTAGATTCAACTACACCTAGTAATTTATCGCGATCATGATTAAAGAGTACTGCACCTTTATTATTAATGCGGGTGCGGTCTACAGAGGTTTCATCACATAGGAGGATTTCATAATATAGTTCACCTTCGAGTTCACGGCTAACTGGAGTTTCCGTAGCAAATGCTACTTCAATAGTACGGTTATCAACATTAATTGCTGTTACTGGTACTGTCTGTTCCCTCTTCTGGTTCTTTAGGTTCAATTCCATTTGTATTTCCCTGTGTGTTTGTTTCCTTTTCTTTTGCAATCTCTTCTAGAGTTATGCGAGGATCACCACCCATTTCACTAATGATCTGAGTTTTAGATTTAAGCCCTGCATCAAGTAACATAATCTCTGCCTGAATATCCTTAGTAGCATCTAGGGAGATTGGTTTTACTGGAATATAGCGAGCACAAATAGCATCATCAAAATCACTAAAAGAGATATTGAGATTACTATTATTTAGCATTTCGCATTTCATCCATTCTAGATAGATTGGTTTTAGTACTCGACTAATTAGGACATTACTACGAGTTCTAAATGTGGTTGCCTGTAGGCGTTCTGCAAGTTTCGCGGCTGAGAAACTAGCATCAGCAGTACTACCCATTAGGGATTGTTTAGTGACGTTTAGACCCATTGCGATTTGATCCATTAGTTCACTAGTAAATTCACCTATTTTATCAGCACCATTACTTGGGCTAACTGTTTTAATATCCTGATTCTTACCTAGTTCAAATACTGCACCCGGTTCAAGATATTCAGAGTATGTTGCAGTACTATCAGTTTCACCCGCCACTAATTCTACTTGGTCAGTATCATTATTATTATTAGTAATGTACGCCGTAGCACTTGCACTAATACGTTTTGCAATTAATGCTGCCTCGGTAAAATTCTTTAAGTCTTCCATAGTTTTGCTAGTACTGATCATATCCGGTATACCGCGTTCCTGTCCCATCTGTTGAGGGATGAAGTAATGACAGATTTCCTTAGCCGGAATAATTTCAAAAGCCGTAGCATCATATGTATAGGTAATTGGGTTGTAGATACAGAAGTAATAATTTACTGGTTTACGGTATTGGTTATATTCCACGCCATTTGAGATGTAATTCCCATTGTCTAACCACTGGTTATTTAGTTGAGTTAGACGAGCGGCATCAATGATTTCAAGTTTTACTGTGTTATTCACATTATGAATACGGATAAAACATTCACCGTCCTGTACGCGAATCTTCTCTACTGTCTGTTGGAAGATATCAAAGGTCATAGAACCATCTAGGCTAAAACGGTCTGCATCATAAGCCCAACGGTCAAAATGCTTTTCAAGACGCTGTGAGAGTTCCTGTAGTTCGTCTGGTGTCATACCCTCAATAGTTGGGGCTGGCTTAATATAAACACCCTCCGCACCTACTACGCCATCTACAGATAGGTTCATGTACTTACTACCTAGGGGATTCTTTAGCACTGCCTCACGTGAAGCATTACGCCAATCACTTAGGAACCAGCGAATCAAGTTATTGATATTTTGTGAACCAGTACCGGAAGTAAATCCAAAACTAATTACTGGTGTACTCATTCCGCGTACTGCCTGTAAATCACGCTTCATAGTTAATGCAGGTTTTTCAATGAAACGTTTCTGACTTGGTTTTGCTTTTACTTGTGGTCGCGGCTGTGCCTGTGGCTTTTTCTTCCAAAACATTAGCGTGTTCCCCATCTGTTAGGATAATTAGGATCACGGAATATGGTTACGCTCTTGAATGGTTTACCATTACCATTCACTGGTAGATCGTTCATACTAGCCCATAGTGCATTAGCACGTTTAATATAACGGATACGCATATTTTCTAGGTTAGTTAGTGATTCACTAATTAAAGTTTTATTGTTTATTGTTGTTGAGTAAACACCACCACCTGCTACTTTATCTGCAATCACTTGGTCAATATCTGAAATTAATTTAAGCAACTGTGAATACTCGGTAGTATATTTAGTTGGATCAATTACTTCTGAGATAAAGTTAGTTGTAGTAGTACCGCTAATCTGAACACAAAATAGTTTGTCACTAGGGCTATTCATATCAATAGTTAGGGTGAATTCTTTAGCTACTGAACTTGGATTAGTGAGGGTAATCGAATTCCCCCCACTTAGATAGTTAACTACTAATGTGGTTGCGGCTGGTAGTGTTACCTGTTGATCATATGGTTGTGTCAACATATAGATCTTTTCTGGTAAAATATTTGCCATTTTTATTTCCTTATTTCCCAAACCAACTATTACCACGTCTAGTACTGTTCCTATTTGCTTTAGGTTTCTGTACTAGAGGTGATTTAACTTCTGGTTTAGTATTGGTTTCTTCCTTATTTAGTGTTTCTTGTTTAACTACTTCTGCCTTATGTGTGCGTAATTTTCTATATGGCTGACTTGTACCTAGTACTGTCATAGCGTATTCACGTGCTATCATCGAATAGACAAGGCAATCTAGGGCTTCATTTCGCTTTTTCCCTTTCTTTAGTTGCCACATTAAACGCCCACCTTTCGGTTTTAATTCTTCTGCTGTTAACTGTTCGAAATAATCAAAAGGTAGTGAACTACTAAAATGTAATTGTGTTGGTGCTTGTTCGGGATTATCACCTAACATATGGTTTAGTAATTTACGAATTGTAGTTTTCTGTTCCTGACCATTCAGTACTATTAAGCGTTTACCACCAGCAGTAGATTTTTTAAAGAGTTCACTAGTTGGTGAAGGGCTACCCTTAATTGGATGTAGCTTTGACCATCTATTACAGAAACGATATACCGTCTGTGTTGCGTTACCAGAGTCTACAAAACATGCAAGTGTTGGTACTACTCTACCGCTTGGTGTTTTAAATGGTGTCTTGAGAAACTTCTCTAGCTCGTTCCATGCTGGTGCTTCTTCCTTAGTACAGTCTGGTGAGTAATGGAATTCATGCCCTAATACCCATACATTTTTTTCATCAAATGCAATTATCGTAGTTTCTACACGGTCAATTTGTTGGTCTGTACTAGTGCAAATACCTAATGCACTTTCGGGTATGTTATATAAGTTAAAACTATCATCCCTGTGCTGTTCTAGTTGGATGATATCTACTTCTTTCTGATATTCATCTTCGAAGATTTCACCTAGTTCATTGTTCATGAAAGTTTGAAGGTTGAAGTTATAGAGTGCATCGGCATAACGTGCTGTCATTTCCTCTATTGTTCCTAGAGGTGAGTACATACGAGAGATTCCGAACCCTACTACACCCTTTTCACCATCTGGATTAGTTGCAATCCATCTGCCTTTATCTACCATCTGGTGGCGTTTATGTTCACTGATTTCTTCCTTACAATTAGGGCAAATCAATTTAGCCGTAGTACTGTCTGGTATTGCTCTACCATTCTCTAATTGTTTAAAATCAAATTCTACTTGTTCCCATTCAAATTTATATTCATGACCACAATCATGTGTTACGAACCAGTAGCGTTTATCAGATAGATTGAATTCACTATTGATTAAGTCATTCTTAAACAGTGGTGTACTGGCTACTACTGTTAATGCATCCTCACCAAAAGTAGATGTACGCCCTTCAGCTAATTTGATTGGGTTGCCCTGTTCCCCAACTACTAGGTTACTCACTTCATCTAGTAGTACTGTTGAACATGTAATACCACGTAGATCTTTTGGAGTATTCATATTAAGCCAGTAGATAAACGTGCCGTTTTTTAATTCAGTTTGCTTAGCATTGTTGGCTGCATTCTTATCTGATTTACTAGTGATTAGTTTTGATAGTACTGGAGAGGTTTCTACAACGGGCATAAACTTACCCTGTTTAAACTTTTTAATATCATCTTCACTACTAGAGGCAAAGGCAAAGTTTGCAGGATCATTAAACATCTTATTCATTGCTATTGCGGTCATAACCTGCGTTTTCAAAAGTTGACTACATGCCTGAATGACCACCTTCTTAGTACTGCGATCCTGTGCTACATCCATTGGTTCACATTGAAAATTCCAAGGGACATAATCAAGCCCCATACCAGGACCATCTATTAGTTTCATTACTCCACCAGCTTTAATCCACTCACTCGTTTTCTGGATTTTCGGCGGTTGTATTGTCGGTAGTACTTTCTGTAATATCCTCGTAAATTTTATCTTGTTCGTTTCCATACTCTAATATTTCTTCATCCGTGGGTAGTTCAAATTCCATTGAACCTAATTGATATAATGTTTTATCTATCTCCGCTTTCAGTAAATCACGCAGATCTTTTGCATCCGTTCGTGCAAATAGTTCAAGATATGTTTTAGAAGGGATTGCCCTCATTGCCGTTTTTACCTGAAAGAGATACTCAGTCAGTACTTTTTCAATATATGCAGCACTGATTACATCGCCGTTTTTTTCGGCAAGATCAAGTTCGGCTAATGCCGCTTCTGCCTTTAGCTTCTTCAATCTTTCTTGTTCTATTTGTTCTTTCGTATCCGTGTTACGTAATGGAGCAAGGACATTCTCACGTATCCATTCGTAAATTTCGGACTCTGCTTTAGTACAGTCTAATCCCCTGCTTACCCACTCACGACTAATAACAGAAATGTCATAACCATAGCGGCGTGATAACTCGCTATACGAAATTGACAGATTGGTTTTATTTGTTCTTGTTTTAGGCATAAAAAAGTCCTCCTGACTTATTTATCAGGAGGACTATGTTTTGTGTACATCTAAAATGTCACATACAATTGAAAGCAATCGGTGCCGAAAACTCGCGTTGATAATCAGGCTGGAGGAGTACCTAAATTATTAGTTTCACTTAATTAGGTTGATTAAAAGCACTTACATTTCATTTTACTTGATCATTATTACAATGTAACATTGCAAGCACATACACATTGCCGTTCAAGAAGGAATATCCAAATTGGTAAAAAATGTCTACTTCGACGAATCAGGGTTTACAGGTAATAACTTACTTTCAAAAGATCAGCCTTTTTTTAGTTACGCTGCAGTCGTGACTGATGAAGAGGAAAGTAAACAGTTTGTAGATTACATAATACAAAAGTACTCGATCGCAGCCGAAGAGCTAAAAGGTAGCACTCTCGTTAATAGCAAGAGATTACAACCAGCCGTAGATGAGATACTTAATCATTTCCGTGGACGTATGCGTGTGGTTGTTAACGAAAAGAAATATGCCCTTTCAGGAAAATTCTTTGAATATATTTTCGAGCCAGTATTAGCAGCTAAAAGCTCAATATTTTACAACCTTAAATTCCACCTATTCATATCCAATATAATGTATTTTTCTTTAATAGCTAAGGATGAGTATTCTGAACTATTGCATTCTCGATTTGAAGATTTTTCACGAGGTAAAATATTAGTTAATAGTTTTATCGAACCAGTTATTGGTACTAAAAACTCTGAAATTATGATGGACATTCATGATTTCGCCAAGCATAACATTTCAATAATTGAAGAGGAATATGAAGGTCTCGAGGGCACTGGGGTTGATAAATGGTTGTTAGATTTGACAACGACTTCTCTTTATAATCTCTTATGCGATATGAGTAGTAAGTTTGGTACATTGAGAGCTATATGTGATAGTTCAAAACCATTAATTACCCAACAAGACGCATTCAATGAGATGATAGGTAATGATGAAATTGTGTTCGAGACCTTTAATAATAAAAAAATCCCGATCACATTCAAACTATCTGAGCCCATAATCCTTTCTGATTCTAAAGTCACGCATGGTATACAAATTGCTGATGTGATAGCTGCAGCCAGCATTTATGTGCTTAATAAGAAAAAATCGAAAGAAAGATATCACTCCAAATGGCTAACTCATTTCGAAGATGAGATTTTTTATTGGCAATGTTGTGTTGTTCCCACACCTGAAAATCTTGATCCTAAAAATGTAAACAATTATTTGAACAGATATATATTGCAAGAAATTGCTGAACGAAGCAGAAAATCACTACCTGTTTTAGATGATATTGAAAAAGAAATCATGCGAATTTCCAGAACATTAGCCATGGTGCGTTGAAGTATATATCCTCATGCTATGTTATTAGCACCAGTAGCATGAGGATATCATATGTAATTCAATTATTTTTACCATGACCAATATATTTAATCAATTAATGATTTGACCTCAATAATTGTTTAGCTATATTAATACATTCTTGAATCCTTTCCTCGCGTATTAGACACGTAGTACTGCCATTGTCCATCTGGTAGATTGGATTATAGATGCGACCGCAATCACTCTGGAACTGAGGCCGGTAATACTTCACTCCGTTACGTGTAGTTGCCACTTCAGTACATCCCCAGCAATGAGCCGACAGCCGTGTATTTCTATCTGCGGCTGGATTTCCACTCCGAGCAACTGCCCATTAAGAGTCGTAATCGGTACAGCCCAGTACTGGATGTTCAT